AAGGATGCCGAGGTCTGTAAGTTGAATGGCCATGACTTCGAGTATTACCTAAACCAGATGTTGACGTTCTGGATGCGCGATGACTGGCCGGAGGTTGCGGCACAGGTGTTTGCCGAGGCTGATCCTGTTCTGGCAGTCGGCATGGGAGCCACCATGAATCTCTGGAGTGACCGCAGGGCCATGACCATCGTAGAGGTTGTTACACCCAGAAAGGTTATCGTGCAGGAAAATGAAACGAAGTGTCTGGACTACTACGGTGGCCGCTACGAAGTTCTGGATTCCCTGGCAGAGTACATGAGCAGGCACACGTTCACCCTCAGAAAGAATGGAACATGGGTAGAGGAAGGCCAGCCTAAGAAGTTCGGCAGCGTCACTCTCACTGTTGGGTTCCGGCATCATTACATAGACCCGAGTTTCTGACATGAAGACGTATATTGTTCACCCGGTTGTTGATAGCCATATATGGGTAACCACCAGATGCAAGTCTGGGCGTAAGGAGGTGGAAAGAATATCATTCCAGATAGACTGTCCCGGCAAGTGGTTTGATGATGAGTATAATTGTCATGTGGATGGCTGTGACTATCCGTTTGGCACTGTTGATGAGGCTCTGGAACATGGGGCGAAGGTGTTGCAGTTCAATGGGGAGCCGTATAGGTTTGTTCACACAGAAGAGAAGTATAATCCTTATGAGCGTTATGAAGTATAAAGTCAAAGTCATTGAGACCCTATCCAGAATCGTAGAGGTTGAGGCCAGTAATTCCGATGAGGCTTGGGATAAGGTCGAGGCACAGTGGAAGTCATCGGAGATAGTGTTGGACGGTGATGACTATGAGGGTCACGAAATATACGTTGTTCATGGAAACGAAGACAAGTAAGGCCGTGGAGTTGCTGAGAGGTGGCCGGATTCGTGAGGCACTGGCCATCTTCCGCACCTTCCGCATGGGGTTCACCTCAGATGAGCGCAGAACCATCCAGATAGCGAGTGAGAGCATGAGCGGCCATAGCCGTTTCTATGAGAGTCTGGGAATCAGCGTTGTTGCAGAGCAGCAGAAAGCCGTTGAGATACTGACCAGAAAGTACCTGTAGCCTCAAAGGTTAAATAGAGTTGGCCAGTGGAAAATAGAGTCTTTTTCGTTTTGATATTTCAGAGAAAAACGCTATCTTTGTAGTACATTTCTGATAATAACAATTTAATGGTAAGAGCAATGAAATTAGTCACGAAACAAGTAGAGAAGGAGTTAGCGAAATATCCGCTGTACTCACAGGATGGCAAAAGGCAGGATGCCGTTTGCGTAGTCAAGTTTTTCCTCACTGGAGGCGCACACACATGGTACATACTGGAGGCGAATCTGGAAGAGGATACGCTGTATGGAATAACCGTCAACGGGTACGGGGAGTGCGAGTACGGGTATATCAGTCTGAAAGAACTGGAGAGCCTGCGTAACAGTTGGGGCCTGGGTGTCGAGAGAGACATCTGCCACAAGCCTACGCCCCTCTGTCAGATGAAGGATGAGTGCTATCTGAGCAAGTTTATCAATGAACTTTATTCGTAAGGGCTATGGCACGGGTTAAGGAGATATGCGAAAACTGCAGGTTCTGGAAGTGCATGGGCTACCACTACTATGAGTGTACGAAATATAACGAGCAGATGAGCCGTGATGACAGTTGCACCCAGTTTGAAGAAGAGTAGCATGGAAGAGTTGGAGTTATTCCCAGAGCATGGCAACGGTGAAGACATGTCACCGATACTGAGGCAGTATCGTGATTTCAAGGCACTATATCCAGACGCTATAGTGCTGTTTGAAGTCGGTGACTCCTATGAGGCATACGAGCAGGACGCTGAGGCTGTTGATAAGATACTTCACGGCAACAGGTACTATTGCGGCATCTTCAACAAGCATACTGGCAAGGAGTGGATGCACGCAATATCGTTCCCTCATTACAATCTCGATGTCTTTCTGCCGAAACTGGTGAAGGCAGGAAAGAAGGTGGCAATATGTGAACCACTGGAAAAACCGATGGTGAATCAGACATAAGGCTGTGCGCCGGGGTTCGAGCCTCCGGCACCAACAACGCGTGAGAGTTATCCGCATTTTCGGTAACACCTTTGAAGTGGCACTCTCGAAACATCAGAAACGGACAAAAACAGGCACTTGAAAGCGATGTGCGACCAGACGGCCACTGCCTGGGGGCAAGGAAAAGTCAGTACAAACCAGTCGAAGCCATCGAGAGACTTACAAAGCGATGGAGGTTGTATGCAACCACCGAGAGCGTAACATTGGGCGATAAAGGAAAGCGCAGGGTGTGAAGTTCCACCCACCGAAAGGACTGCACCTGTCGCATGGCGGCATTTGCTGACACCTCAACAAGGTAGCCGTTTGCGGACGTATGAACCTGCACGCAGAGAGCACGCGTAATCATCCTCTGGAGCATACCAGTAATCAAAGCATGGGACAGCGGTAAAAGTCGCTGTTTCCCCCATTGGGTTAAAAAGAGTTGGTTGGCCAAAAATAGAGTTCAATCGGTTTTGATGATTCAGAAATTTTTTGTAACTTTGCAGTATAGAAATTTAATAAGAGTAAGAGCAATGAAAACGATTAAAATTCAGTTCCAGAGCAACGGTGAGACCGTTAAGAGAACAGCGATTGTCAATGACTGTCTGAACGAGTTGAGCAACAGCCAGAGAAACCAAGCCTGTGACATCAACAATGAGTGTTGGAGTGACGGCTTTTGGTCTCTGTTCTTTGAGGGAGAGCCGGGCACCCAGTATGAAGTCGAGTTCGAGTTTGATACTGAGAACCATCGTGAGACATTGAAACCTGTCAAGGCCATAACATGGGTAGATGACATTATCGAGGATGTGCAACCAGTGAAAGTAACAGTTAAGTAGTAACCCTATAAAAAGTTAAGAGCAATGAACACGTATTCAAAATTCTGTCCTAACGTCTTCGTAGCAAAGTGCGAAGAGAGGCATGAGAAAGGTGAGATTATCACCGTAGAAACGAAGTATGGAAAAGAGAATGAGCACATCGTCCACAATCTGGTTAAGCAGGGTGGCGGTTTCTTCTACTACTCCATCACCAGAGTTGACGGCTACAACTGCCAGGAAAGGGCCAAGCGCAAGGTTGAGAGGTATGAGCAGGCTGCTGCCAATGCCGACAGACGCGCAGGCGAGTATTTCGACAAGTCCAATAAGGATGCGGGGTTCCTCTCTCTGGGAGAGCCTATCAAGGTCGGGCATCACAGTGAGCGCAGACACCGAAAGGCCATTGAGGATGCACAGCGCAACACTGGTAAGATGGTCGCTGAAATGGATAAGGCTGAGTCATACCGCGAGAAGGCTGACGGATGGGCGCAGCATACTGAGGATATTAACCTGTCGATGCCGGAGAGTATTCAGTATTATGCTGAACTTCTGGAAAAGGCAAAGGCGTACCACCAAGCCATGAAGGATGGCAAGATAGAGCGTGAGCACGCCTACTCTCTGACCTATGCCAAAAAGGCTGTCAACGAAGCGCAGAAGAATTACGATATGGCAGTAAGGCTATGGGGTTGAGGCGAAGAGGCGGTGATAACTTGATTCCCATGCGCTCATACTATGATGGCCGCATAATAGGGTATCTGAGTCATGAACCAGAGAGAACAGGAAGTTATGGTAGGAGCAAAGACGCAAACCGAAGCATGGCTGATACAGCAGATGTGGGACTGCCGCAGGGAAATCAACCTGTATAAGACGGAGCCGTATATGACCAATCCCACAAGGCATATCGCAACCTCATACATGAAGCGTTGCATGAACGGTTACCGCAGTCAGTTGGAACGGCACAGGCGATACCAGAAGAGTCACTAAACAGTAGAAAAGCGGTGGTTTTCAATCAAAAGGCGTGCGAAAGTGCGCCTTTTATTGATTTTTTTAGTTAAAGTTATTTGTTATTCAAATAATTTGTGTAACTTTGCGCCTGTAATTACAAAAGTTTCCTATCATGGGCGATATTGCTGCAATCATTGACGTTAAGAACCGCAAGGTCGGTGACATCATCACTGACCTCAGAGAGAAGTCTGTTAAGGTGCCTGACTGGCCGAAGTTGTTGGAAGACTATGACCCTACCAAGCACAAGGTAGTCGGTGACACCACCACGCTGAAAGACAAGGTGCGCTCGGACGGTACGAGTGAGCCGTCTGCCAGAATACACATCGGTCTGGAAAAGCTGTTGTGTAAGCGTATGGCAGAGTTCACTTTCTCCATCCCGGTCAAGCGTATCTATAGTAACGTCAACGATAAGGATGGCAAGCCCAATGAGAAACGGCAGACCATCGTTAGGGCACTGGAGGCCATCTATAGGAACGCCCGCATCAACTCTGAGAACTTGAAGCGCGGACTGTCCCTGTATGCCTCCTGTGAGGTGTTCACTATATGGTACGCAGTCAGAAAGCAGAATACGTTGTACGGCTTCGACTCCAAATGGAAGTTGAAGTGCAAGACGTACACGCCCATGATGGGATTCAAGTTGTACCCGCTCATCGATGAACTGGATGATATGCTTGCCATGTCCTTTGAATACAAGAAAAAGGTCAAGGATAAGGAAGTCAACTATTTCGAGACGTACACCGCCGACAGGCACTATATCTGGCGGCAGGAGTTGGAAGGTGGTGACTGGGAAGAAGTTCTTTCCACCCAGACGGATGAAGGTGAGCAAATCTGTGGCGAGGAAATCCGCCTCGCAAAGATTCCCGGTGTGTACGGATGGCGTGACAAGCCCGTTTATCACGGCCTAACCAATCTCCGCAGTGAGATAGAATACACGCTTTCCAGAAACTCCAATGTGATAGCCTACAACTCCGCTCCTATTCTGAAAATCATCGGTGGCATGAAAGGCAAGGAGGACAAGGGCGAGAGCCGCAGAATCTTCCGTGTCGAGAATGGCGGTGATGTCGGCTACGTGGCATGGCAGCAGGCCATCGAGGCGTTGAAGTATCACGTTGACACCATGCTCAAACTCTACTGGATGCAGGCCCAGATGCCAGACATATCCTTTGAGAACATGAAGGATATGGGTAACATCGGCTATGATGCCCGCCAGACGCTGCTGACTGATGCTCACCTCCGTATCGGTGATGAGATTGGCATGTGGGTGGAGTTCCTGGAGCGTGAGTGTAACGTAGTCAAGGCATTCTTGAAACTCATGCTGCCTACTGAATACGAGTCAGAGGTGGATAACATCGGTATCGAGCATGTCATCACTCCATTCATCCAGAATGATGAACTGGCAGAGATTAAGAAGCGTAAGGAGGCCAACGGCGGCAAGGCTATCGAGAGCCAGTTGGAATCCATCCAGAGGTACGGCGAGAGCGATGACGCTCAGTTTACCTTGGAGCAGATTCAGAAAGAAGAGTCCGCGAGTGCCAAGGCAAAGGCAGATGCTTTTGCCATAGACAATCAAGTTGTAATGTAAATGGAACTGAAAGAAGTAAGAAAGCACAAGGCCGAAATGGAACGCAAGGTTTCTGAGGCATTGAAGGAGTTTGAGAAAGAGACGGGCTGCAAGGTAAAGAGCCTGTTCTATGTCCGCAGATCATGTCTCGCCGAGAAGGTGGAGCCGGAAAACCGATACATCATCGATTCACAAATAGAAATTTAATTATGAAGAAAAAGTTAGCAACCACACTGACGAAGTGGGCGTTGAAGTTGAATCCAGAGGCGGCTGTCGAGGCCGTTGTTCCCGTCTATGAGAACTACGAGGCTACCGCCATCGGCGTAGCGCAGGAAATCACGAAGAATGACCTGCGTAAGTACAAGCGTGAGAGTGGTGAGAAATCATCCAGAAAGGCCATCAAGCAGGTTGTTGATGACACTATCCGCTCACAGGCTAACCGCATCCTCAATACCGCTCATGGCATCATTGAGGTCAGCGTGTATAAGAAGGGTGATTCTACCGTTGTTGAATCCAGACTGAACGTGTATGTCAAGAAAGGTGACTCCGAACCCGAAGGGGCAGAAGACGCAGGAGAAAGTCGGGACGCATAAGTGCTGCGACTGTGCCAATGTGACGATTGTGACCAGACACAACACGTTAAGCGTCAAGGGTGAGCCTACACTGGGTGAGTGTCCCTTCTGGACCACGAGCCGTTGCGTCCTGCTGAGTCAGGCGAGTTGCGCCCACTTCAAGAGTATCATTCCCATCCAAACAGTATAGTCATGCCAAGCAGGTCAGCAGAATACTACAGAACCCATCCAGAGGCCAGGGAGAGAAAGGCCGCTTACGATACCGAGTTTAATAAGAAGCCGTCTCAGCAGAAGAAACGTGCCGAGTTGAATAAGGCCAACCGTGAGCATGATAAGAAGTACGGCAAAGCCTCCCGCAAGGGTAAGGATTTGAGCCACACTTCAAGCGGCCTTGTCTATAAGTCGAAGTCGGCAAACCGAGGCAGTAAGACAGACCGCCCCGGTGACCGCAGGGCCAGAGGTGGCCGTAAGCGTAGATAACAGCATTCATCATGGGGAAGTTGAGAACACCAAACCAGAGGAAAGCCAACAGTGCGCTGAACCAACG